TGTACGGCCCGTTAGGAATTGCATCTAAACTTAACGCACCTAAACTCTGTACACAAATTCAAGGAGAGAAAAAATGAGTGAAGCAGCCATCTCTTTTAAATGGTCTGAAGTTGTAACTCCTTCTGACGTAACTTCATTTCCTGGCGGACCTGCTCGTAGTTTATATGTAGGCAGCGCAGGAGGAAATATTTCTGTAGTTATGTACGGAGATGGAGCTACAGTACTTTTTACAGCCGTTCCTATAGGAATTCTTCCTGTGGAGTGTACTCGAGTTAATTCTACCAATACTACTTCAACTAATATTATCGCGGTGAGATAATAGAGGAATTTAAATGACTTACGGTAAAGACTTGCCAGTAAAAGGCCCAGATCAATTATTAATGCAACGGCTGCTTGCATTAGATAATCTGGAAGATATATATAATGCAATTCGAGTTACTTTAGTAGCTGGAAGTACCGGAGCAGCCGTTGCAAATAGACAGGCTATTCAAACTGCGCTACTTAGCGGACTCCCTACAATTCTAGCTACGCCTGGAACGTGTTATATTGATAACACTTTATTTCTAGATAGTAATTCTAGAGTTGTTATTGACGCTGGCTGTAAGATTTCTTCTGTAGGTACTAGCCGTTATTCTTTATTTACTACTTCCAACGTATGCTGGAATAGTAATGGACTTCCAGGAGTGGCTTTAATAGCAGCATCTACAGAAATTACAGAGGGAGTTGGAGTAATTAGATTAGCTTTAGGTCCAGTAAGATTGGCATTTACAGCTCCTGGAGATACTGAAGGAGTTTTAGTAGACGTAAGTGGAGCAACTTCTGGAGCAGCTAGATTTGAATTAACCAGTACAAACGGAAAAAAACTTGCTGTAGCTGTAGTTGTTGCAGGCCTTACTGGAGCATCTTCTGTAAGTATTCGCATTGGAGCCTCTGAAGGGCTTACTTCAGTTACTTGGAATAGAGTAAGTAATGTAACTACAGTTACAGAAATAGGTCACACAAGACAATCCGGAGACGCAGTATTTACTACTGGCACTTCATTTGCTGCAAACATATATATAAATACTATTGTTTCAGGAGTTTCTTGGACATTTACAGACAGTCGAGGAAATTCCAGCGGTAGCGGTCAAGTATTTGGTAAGCACGATGTATATATAGAAGGAAGTGGTACCTTAGATTATGGTATGGCCCTTGGCGTAGGTGTGCGAAGCATTCAAGATACAAATACAATTGTGTGTTTAGGGCTTTCACACTTTGGCATTAATGGATTATCTCTAGAAGATGGATATAAGTACGGGGTTCTTGGTCAGTGCATTACAAATTTTAATATAAATGTACGAGGATATTCTGACAATCCGACTAGCTCTACTGCCATAGTTCAGCTTAATGGCAAAGCACGCCATGGATTCATTAGTGTAACTGGCAAAAGCACAGATACTGCTATGGCACTAATAGGCGGAGACTATCCTACACAAACATTACTTTTTCCAAATGATCAAGGAGGATTAGATTTTGACGACATTGAACTTAGAGCGTCTGATGGAGTAGATTCTAACTATGAAGCAGTTAGATTAGCAGGAGCTGCCGGACTTTGGTATCGTAACATCCGTTGTTATAATATCCGACACCACGTTACTGCTATAGCTGATGCCATAATCAGCTCTGCTATAGACTCTGGAATTTATTTAGGGACTGAAACTAATATATCTGGACTGCTAGTTGATGGCGTATTTCCAAGTAAAGTAGGAACCACTAATTGTCCAATTGTTAGCTTATCGGGAGGAGGAGCATCTATTTCAACTGGAGTTATCCTTCGCAGATTAGAGTTAGCTTATCCAGTAGACGCTGATGGATTTGCAGCAGTGCAAATTGACAGCGGAAGTTGGCAAGACATCACGGTAGAAGATTGCTATCAAAGAAATCCTACTTGGCAAGGAAATCTCGTAGGTTTAGTTAATGGAGTGACTAATCGGATATATTCTCTCGTAATTCGTAACAATAGACTTCGCATAAACAACGCTCTAAAGAATACGTCGTGGAGATCTGCTCTCTTTATTACTAACAATCCTAACGTCATCTGTGACATGCTCACAATGGAAGATAATACTGTTGAAGATGTATCTTCTGGAGGTACTCTTGCATCTACTGCTGTATACAACCAGGGAAATATTTATAGATCTTTTATAAATAGAATTCGATGTATTGGAACTTTGGATTTGTTGCATTACTTCTCTGGATATGATGGGGCAAGTTTACATATCACAAATATTTTCATGAACGGTCCTTCATTTGTATGTAGAATAGACGCGGCTGTAACTGAAATTCAATTCGGAGGAATCACTACTACCGTAACTTTAACGGATGTTGTGAGAATCGGCTACTCTAGTTTCACCGCAAGAATTCGATCTTTAGGTGGAATGCCGCCAACTCCTTCTAGCGGTAAACACGTAAACATTGCAGCAGGTTCTGCAAATAGCCCCGATGTAAATGGAGCTGATATACGAGTAGATATTGCAGCACTTGCTGCTATTAGAGGAAATCTTGTTCGTAACCAAGCTAACGGCGATGTGTGTATGTATAACTCAGCCGGTACTTGGGCAGCAATTGTATAAACTGTTTTTTATCTTTAAAGGAAATTATCATGACTCTTGATGTAACAAATCCAGCAGTTCCGCCAGCTCCGCCTCCTGCAGAAACTGAATCTTTACTTCAATGGAGACTTAAAACTGTCGAGCTTCAGGCCAAACAAGCAAATGCGGTAGAGCTAATGGCTACAACTACGGCAAATACTCCAGCAACTGAAGGAGGTATTTATATTTCTTTCTTGTGCGCAGTGTTGAATGGCAGGCTCGCAGGAAGTTCTGGAGATGCCCAAATCTGGGCTGCTGACCTTACAAAAGATTATCTGGCTAAATATAACTTGACTGGAACTCCTCGTGGGCAAGTACCTCCCCAATAAATTTGGAGTTGTAATTGACAAAGAAAAAACTCTGGAAGAGATAGCAGAGTTGCGTCGAAGGATATTGAAAGACTTAGCTATAATTTCATATCAATTCCGAGAAGAGATAAATGATTATGGAATTATAAGAGTAAAATTCGTAGATTAACCAGAAATCAACAGACGTAAAAAAACCCCCGTAATTGGGGGTTTCTTTTTGCCTAAAGTTTTTACAGGCTAAGTGGAAGTACAATGAGTGTTCTCATACTCCTTAATTTTTTGGTGAGTGTTTCACAAAGTTTCAGCATATCGTCATTTGTATACTCCCCTGAAACAAGAATTTTACAGTACGCAGCAATCTCCAAGATTTGAATATACACATCTTTATCTGGTTGATCGTGGAGAAGTACAAGCAACGGAGGATGATGCTGTATTTCTTTGTGAAGTTCTGTAAGTGCTTCTGGAAACATTACTATAACAAGTGAACTCTTTATATTTAGCGGTTGCTTCGACTTGTAAACTTCTCTAGGGTTCCATGAATTATCGGACATGGTTCAGATCCGATACAAGCGTAAAGCATTCCAACAACACACGAGCTTGATAAAAACAATCTCCTAGTGCGTTGTGCTCTATTTCTTTTTTATCCCTGACCACCGTAGCTCTAGTCACTGATTTAAAAGTTCTTAAGTCTCTTACATTATTGTATTTCCAATACGGATTAATTTTTTCTTCGTCCATCGCATTGTATAGCACAGGAATATCAAAATCAGTTCCTTTGCTCCAGAGAAATAAATCTTTTGGTCCAGCTATCTCTGTAAGAAATACATTAAAGTCTCGAAGGGCTGAGCTTAATTGAACGCTTCCTTGATTAGGAACATTACCTTGAACCTCCCACCATTTCAAAACATTTATATCAACTATTCTTTGGGGCTGAGTATGAGTACTAATTTCGTAGTAGATATATTTAGAAGGGTTTGTTGCAAGACAAGCTCCTAAAGATAGAATTACTGCATTCGGTCGAAGTGCATAAGTTTCAAGGTCAACTACAACATGTTTTGCTTCACTGTGAAACATATATAATTCCTTTTTCGGTTTGAGTTACTGAATTTGAACTGGCTTTAAGTTTCTTCATTCGCCAGCGTTTTGAATATTGTCCAGAAGTTAATGGTTTAGGCTTAGGAGTATTGGACAAGTTAAATCCCCAGGCCCATACCGCTGACCAATTTCCTCTAGTTCCTGTTCTTTTCCACTCGCAGATATATACAACAGCTTTGGAAGTTTTAGTGGAAACATTTAGAAATCTCATCCACCTACTCACAGTGCTATTGCATAATCCTGTAAGTTCAATTATTTCTGTTTGAGTTCTTGGGCGAACGGACAGTGCATTAGCTATAAGTTTCAGCACTGCCACATTCTGATATGTATTAGTTTTTAGGGTCGATTTTTGAATCGTCTTTGTCTGCACGGGCAATTGCTGCTGCGTCTGAATACCTAAGTCCTGCATAGCGTTTTTCCAGTTTCTCTGCATTCTTTTGGATAATGTACCCACGAGAAAGACCATAGTGACTTCTAGTTGCTTGCAAATAGAATTCTATATCGCCTAGTTCTTCTACAATGTTTTTCAAATCTCGCGGTCTATTATAGATATATTCTTTTTTAATCGCGTCTACTAATTCTCCAGCCTCTCCAGCTACTCCAATTCCGCAGTGAAGCGCATTAAGTTGTTCTGTTCCGGGCTTAAAAAGCCAAGTTACGAATTTATCATATCTAACAACTTCTCGCGCATTCTTGCCGTCGCACTGATTCTCTTCTGTAATAGAATTAATTTCTACTGATACATACATACAGTCTGGAGAATATATATCAGACTCTTTAAGAATACTAGAATTATCGTTTGAAATGCTCATTTGTGTTTCTCTCTCTCTTCTTGGGTTAATAAGGAATAATCAACCATACCTTTTAAGTCTTGCTTGAGTGCTCGCTTCTTTGGAAGATATGCACCAAGCTCTTTAACTACTTGTATCTTATCTGCTTCCATTAAATTAATAAGAATTTCTTGGAGCAGAGTCATCTTTTCTAAGTCTGCATGTACATGTTTCCATATCTCCTTAAATTTAATTGGGACGGCAGCCTCACAAATTACTTGATATACCTTATGGCTTATGTCGGAGTTTTTAGCCTTTCCAAATTCTCCAAGTGCTCGTGGCATAAACTGCTCTGTATAGCTAAGTATTGTGTGTGCATAAATAACATCTGACTCTGTAATTTCTGTAGATTTCCTGTTTGCGCTGACAACAAGACAGAGTTTAATGAGGTGGGTAAATCTACGCGTGGAATAAGACTCAAATCTGACATCATCAACTGAAATATTGCTTGAATAAATTCTTTCGAGCAGTTTCTCTGCTTTTCCAGTGAGCTTGGCTGGTCCGAAAACTGTGGACTTAATTTCTCTAATAAACTCACATATATTTGATGTTGCAACAGCGTCGGGTTTTGGTGGGAAAGGAATTCGTTTTCCATTTGATTCTCCATATATTAATAATAGCCTTGAAAAAAAACCTTGTCCTAGAATATCGGCAGGAAAGGCTAAATTAAATCCGGTTGGTGTATTGCCTCCTATCATGGATATTGTAGGATTTGGAATATCTACTGATTTTCCTGTCTTAATTCGATTCTTATATACCCCTGAGTAATCCCACATATTACCTAACATGGATATGAATTCGATGTTTCCATTACCTAAGAAGTCATTTATCTCATCAATAGCTATGAAGATTTCTCGTGATTCATTTGAAGTATCATCCCCGAACAGATTCTTATCTAAGATAGAATCAATTGAATTATCTGCTCCTTCGCCAGATAGATCAAGAAGAAATTTTTCTTTTGAAGTTCTTTCTGCAGCAAAGCTAGAATATCCTGCATTAGTTAACAATGCTTTTGCGAGTTTAATTGCGGTGCCTTTACGAGTTCCTGGAGAGCCAATTAGCATACAATACATGTTTGGATATACGGTAAAATGTCCGTGTTGAAAGTAGTATTGCCTACCTAAAAAAGCTCCTAAACTTACGATAGCAGCCCACCTATGAAATATAGCAGGTGATTCTGTTTCGGCTGTGTAGGATAAATACCTTGCGAAAAAATCCTCCGACATAAAAATTCCAGGAAGGAAAAAAATTAGGATCCGGGACGAAGAACTTTATTTATAGTTCCAGCCATGATGTGATCTAACCAAGCTTGTAATCCATTATCTTCAATGAATCTAGAAATAAGTTTAAACTCTGCTTCGGTATGGTAATCTGCATTACGATTTGAGTTTATTTTTTTATAGCTATGATCTTGGGTAATGTATCCATGAGTAATCATATCACCCAACTGCTTTAATTCTTCTGGCGCTCCGTCCCAACAATTCAAAGCTCTGTTAATCAACTCAGTGAAATTAGCAATTGATTCTTGCGTAATTTCAATTCGAAGAAAATGAGGAGCATTGTTAGATGAAGTATTGCAATTAACTTTAATCACTCTAATTCACTCCAATAAATTGCAGAATTATTTTTCCCTAGCTTGAGAGCTGCAGGAACAGTAAAGGTTCTGGTAATTCCAGATACGTCGCGGACTGACACAGGAATTTCCATGCACTCACGCACTCTTTCGGCGTGGCATTCATAGCCATTCTTGTAAGAGAAGAGAATGGAATCATGTATTTGAGCGTGAAGCCTAAAAGTTTTCGGATTAGGTAATGCAACCTCATAGAATACCCTCATAAAAGCTTCATTCAATGTTCTTGAATTGAGGCTTTGAGGGACATGAGCAACGTATGAATTAAGATCAAGTTTATTTTTATCTGGTTTTCCAAAGCAATATCGTGTCCAATCTCCTTGCTCGATATATTCATTAGGCTTATAGTTTGCGACATTAAAGTCTGTATGGTGGAAAGCTCTACTAACCAACTTTCTATTAAGAGTAATCTCTCTGACGACCCAGGCATAGTATGTTCCATCTGAATAGGGAACTTTCGGGCCACGAAGTTTTGAATAGGTAGAATGAAACGCGATAAGAAGATGCTGCGCAATCTTGATAGGGTCATTATAGTTAAGTCCTAAGAGTTGCTGGGCTTTCCAGATGTTCTTTAATCCCATTGTTTCTACCATCATGGCGGGTCCCATATTGTAATTAGCCCCGTGATTAGTTCGCTTTGCAAGATCTCTAATCGGCTTATTCTTAACTTTTTTATCTTCATCTGAATAAATGTCGGCGTAAGCCAGGCCAAAAAAAGCGGCCGCGTTAACGCTATGAAAATCAGAAATTCCTGCTACTGCTTTAATAAGTGCAGTGTCTCCGCTGATGTATCCTGTATCTCTGGATTCAGCTTGTTCTAGATCACACTCTCCAAGAAAAAATCCCTCTTCGCAGCATATTGTTTGTTTAACTTCAATACCTCTAGGGATGTTTTGAATTTGAAGCCCAGTCCAGAAATGGTGTTCTTTACTTGCTAATCTTCCAGTATCTGTTCCGTGAGGATTAAGAGAGTATAAAATTCTTCCTTTATATTCTTTTGATCCGCCCTCTCCCTTATGAATTCCAGATTGAACTGCATCAGAATCTAAGCGGAGATAAGTAGATTTAAGTTTACGCAATCCTCTAACGTCAAGAACAAGACCAAGAAGGTAATCAATAAGTGGATGACGATACGACGCTTTAGAAAGATCTTTTTCTCCGGAAGTTGTAATGTCTGCACATCCAAGAACCGTAAGAAGTTTCTTAACTTGTATCGGAGAGTTTGGATTGAAGTCTTTGCAGCCTATATTTCTTTGTAGACTGCCAAGACTAGCGTCTATTTTAGCGTCAACTTCTTTTCTTGCTACTTCTAATCGCGATTCGTCTCGTTTTAGTCCAGTCATTTCGGAAAGTAAACACGGATAAACCAAGGGGAATGCGAGTATATAATTTCGTTTAGCCCATTCCGGCATTTGTAGTATTTGTTGGATCCAGACATTAGCTGTAGCCCAAGTATCCATAGCGTTGTATCTGTAGTATTCTCGGATATCACTCGATTTAGCAAGATCTTTCCAATACACCACTGTCCGTAAAAAGAAGGCATTAAGAAAACCAAGATCTTTTGGTAGTTCGGAATAGTGACAGTGAAACAAATGTTGCGTATCCCACATCCAATGGGAGGGAGCCGCATTATATCTAAGCAAATAGGATACATCATACTTTCCATTCTGAAATATCTTGTCTACAGGAATCACATTCATTGCTCTCATAGCAGAAAGTGCCCACAGAGAGTCTAGAGGAAGGACCAGAGAAATTGTAGTGATATGCCCATCAGAAGCCCTAATAAATATGCCAGTATAACCAATGCATCGTATGGCCAGTCTGGACTTAAATGTTTCAATATCAATTGCGATAGCATATGCGGTCGAAAATAGAGAAAGATTTTTTGCGTAATTTGATTCATCTAACATACCCCACTTAAAATCTGTAGGTTCGTGCCAATTCTCTGAAGCAACCAGCTTGGAAATGAATCGCTCTGCTATAAACTTTCCGTAAGGTACGCTGAACAACTGCTCTAATGGAGATACGAATACAATTTCCAGAGATTTATGTTTGAATACTGATCCTTGATAGTCAGAAAGAGAGGGATCAGAACTAGGATTTCCGCGAAGCTGAAGTAGCGCAGATAGAATTGAGGTATTGGTAGAAATAACTTTAGTAATTTGACGAGAACTGCAATAAGACTCAAGTTGAAAGATAAGAGATAAAGGTTCTGTATAGACGTAACAAGTAAATCCATTGACCATTCCTTTTAAATATGGAATGTATGACTTATCTGCAGAAGTACCTAAAAAAAGTGCGTGAGTCATTTGAGTTGATGCCTACGGGCACGTATTTGTTCGATGTCAGCCTTAAAACTTTGGACAAGAGCTGGCCAAGGATAAAATCTTTCTATATCATCTATTCTTGCCACTAACCTAGTTTCTAAAGAATCTAAATGAGATGCCGAAGCTTTATCTATCAGCCTCCGAACTGCAAATTGGTGTGTGATTAATTGATTAAGCACTTTGAAGCTCTTTTATGAGTTGATGAAAAGAATCCTAAATTTATGGTCTAGGATTCCTTGATATCAATTCAAATCAAGCCCGGATCACGGAGCCATCACTGCATCAACATCAATGTAAGTCTTAGTCTTATCTTTGTTCTGGCGCTGAGAAATAATGACGACGATCTCGGCTTTTTCTGATTCCACAATCAATTCGCGGTTGCTCTTAGCCCCAAAAATTTCTCTGAGACCTCCCATAATTACCTTGAAGCGACCCTGACCGCGTTCTTCAGTCAAATCGAATAAGACATTTGCCTTAGCTCCCTTACTCAAGGGAAGTTCATCAGAACCAGAAGGGAGTTCAATGGTTTCCAGCGCTTCCATATTCATGGAAATAAATTTAACAAGATTGTTGGTGTCTTTACCTTCCTTGTCACGATAGTAAACGCCTTGAATAATCTTATTCAATTCCCATGAAATAGTGACTTTGTGCGCGCCTACTGGATATGTACGATATTCTGGAATGTCTGCCAGATCGTCGAGAGTGCCGTCCAACAAAGCGTCCATCATATCAATTTGGGTTTGTGACATTTGTATATCCTTTAAAGAATTGTGTAGTAAACAATGCTCAGAGATTGTTGAGAGAAATACCGCGAACAGAATTAATGTAAGAACTGTCTGATTCTTTAGGGATCTCCTTAAGTTGTAGTCCGATTGAGTTAGCGAAGATGCGAATTTTTGAATGAAACTCTTCCAAAGTTCCCTCATTGTTTATAGTGTAATGTATTTTTGTGGCATCATCAAGCAGCATTTTTATTCCAACTTCTGATGAATGTCCTGGAATTCCTACTTTGCCTTCATGCCCTGGACGCAGAATATGAAGAATAATTCCACCCTCGCTCAAAATCCATTCGTATTCATTTTGAAAGCGTACGTCAGTGATAATTACTACGTCTTCTTCGTTGTATTCTCCTTCTACGTTTGGATCAGTTTGCAATCCAGACAAGAGGGCGTACATTTTTGCAATCCAAAAACGAGTTGATAGGTTATCTCTAACAACTTCAGTACCAAAATACTGAGCTAATTCTCTGGGACTGCTACCCCAATAATCATTTTTTACTTCTTTGAATTGGGGGTCGTCAAAGTGCTCTAAAGGAATTCCATACATCGCAGATAGTGCACGCTTTATAGGAGCTGCAAAAGCTTCTCCCCATACATTTACATAATTATTTGAAAGATAATCCTCCGCAGTATCTTTCCCTACTCTTGCATGTCCTACAGCTCCGATAAGAAGTCTAGGTTTAATGTCAGACGTTTTAACTATTGACATGTTACTTTCCTTTTAATGCTGCAAGCCTAAGTTTTAATGAACTGGCTGCGTTTTCAGCGGGGCTTGGAATGTCTTGTGTACTGTAGGAAAACGATTCTTTTGTAGTCTCTGGCTCCTTTGATGCGATTTCATCCTTGGATTGAACTTCTTTTTGTACTGGAATTGTGGTGTCGATTGGGAATAGGGACGCAAGACTTGCCACGTTTTCATCTTCAATCCTAAAATCAGTTCTTGATTTAGTAAGCACATTATTTGCGTGAGTGCTGGAGGAGTATGCTTTGTGCTTCTTATTTAAAGTCTCTGTAAATATAACATGACTAAAACTTTTTGCGAATCCTGCACTCATTCCTTTTGATCCAAAATCAGGGACAAGTTTAACTCTACCATCTTCAAGCTCTGCTTCAATTGCCTGAGAAATACAAATTAGATTGAAACGAGAAGCTTGAAATTCAGATGCAAAAAACTCTGTCCATTTTCGTACAGCCCCCCAATCATCCCGCTCTGGACGATACTCAATTGGTTTATCTTTGGTAGCGTGAGCCAAGATAGAGCGTCCAAGTTGAGTTACAGTATCGACTACAACAATATCTTTTGAAGTAAGGGATGTAAAATCGACGGATGTAAATTCAGTAGGAGCTTTCTTTTTACACACTGCACATTGAATTACTCCATGCTCCCAGCAAATAACGGCTTTCTTATTTTTAAATAGCGGAAGTAAAGTAGCTGCTGCTACTGGAAACGAGGCTGAATCTGGAATGTCTACGAGATTAATCCTATCTTGAGATTCTTTATCCAGCTTCCGCAGAATATCTGCATCATTATCTAAAGTGATCCAAATTAGATTATGAGTTTTTGCCAGGTCCGCTGCGAGCGTAGATTTCCCTGATCCAGGTAGACCAAAAATTAATACTCTAGTGTAAGGATCAACAAGCTTTTCAGATAGTTTCATTAATTATTCCCCTAATTTACTGAGTTGATTCTCTAACAAATCAAGTAACGTAAGATTCACTTGATACTCGGCCGTATCTAGGTCTGCTTCAGAGGCTTTCTTTACTAAATATGAATTACTCATCGTGCAAGAATTGATGTATTCACACTCTCCTGAATATACTCCAGTTCCTTTCTCAGTCTCTGTTGCGTATTGATAGCAATTCTCTCCGTGCATCGGATAAATACCCGCAGCTTCATACGATTTAATTTGTTCTATATCAAGAAGAAGCTCTCTAATCCAAAGAGCTCTTTGAAGGTATGTTTTTGTAAATGGAATAGAAATATAATCTTTAGTAGGAGTCTGATAAATTAAATATAATACATCATAGCTTGATAGAGTAGGAAACAAAACATCGAGAACTACAGAATAGCCGATAGCCTGTGCACTGTTTTTAAATTTTGACGGATTAAGAGTGGCAGAACCAGTTGTCTTGCACTCCAGAACAAGAATCTTATTTGTATTTTTATGTCTAAGTACAGCATCAACAAAACCACGATAACGGAATCCATCAGGAAAAGTAATACAAAAAGATAGCTCACAAGCAGGCTTGCCTTTATGATAAACAAGTTCATACTCAGAAAGTAATCCTTGCTCTCGCAAAGAAAGAAATCTTTTTAGAGCAATTACTGCGCCCCAAAAAGATTTCTGGCCTTTTGTATCTTCGGCAAGTATATCAGTATCCCAATTACAGAACATCCTCCAAATAATTTCCTTCTCACTTACATTTTCAAGCGCAAGTTGGATAGCCTCTCCGACAGCGTGCCCGAAAGCAAAGGTAATTGATTGTCGTTGAGTTTGTTCGAGCCTGGAAGTTGTACGTTTTTTGTATAATTCATATTTACGGGGGCAAGTATGAAGTGAGAGCATTGAGGAATATGACAATTGACGAATGCGATAGTCAATTGATCCTTCATATCCTGGCTCTGTGAAAATGTCTGTGTTATTTGAACTTGATCCGATATTGAGAGATACAGTCGAATCGTCGCTTGTAAATCCACCAGAATCAAGGAATGTTTCGATGATGTCTGTTGAGGTAAGCATGATATGATTTGTACTAATAATGGAGTGTGGAGTATGAATTGATTAGAGGTATGTGAAATTGAATCTATCTCTAGCCAGCGGGAGAGTGTACGGAATTTATTGAATGAATATAGATGAACAATTGAGCGTAAAACAATGAGCTGACGTAAAGATAGTTTGGAAATTTCAGAATGCGTCAACGCCTGCATTTTTAAGCTTTTGAACAACTACCTTAGCTCCGGCAGTGTTCTTACCTTTTGTGACTGAATCAGCTAAAAAAGTATTTGTTTGAATCTCTAAGCCTTGTACAATCGTAGCGATTTCTTCTTCTGAAGCTAGCGTTACATTTTCGGGCTGAGAATTTAAAAGATCTTTAATACTTCTGAGCAAGGTAGGCATAGAAGGATGTCTAATAAGAATAGCCTCTTTAAGTTTAAGAGCTTTTTCTTGAAAATCAAAGGATGCTTTAGAGTTCATGACAGTCCTTTTGTTCTAAGAATCCATTCTTTAACTTCCAGGGAATCCATGTCAGAAGAATCTGAATTAACTCTAGTCAGTGATTTTATTTGGCTTAGTGGAAACCACTCGGTAACAAAGTTATGCTCTGCCCACATCTTATCACTGATGCCCTTTATTCTAAATCTAACTGCCTTTTCGGTTTCAGTTATAATGGTTCCATTAATTTTATAGTACACATCTGAAGATTCGCGGCTCATATACAATCCTTTCCTATTGTGTTAATTTGGTAATGTAGACGAAATGTGATAATTGAGTGCTTAATTTCATGAGTAAGAATTGTTTTTCTGGGATCAGTCTGAATTTTGTATCCTAAATCAAGCCACTTTTCTTTTACAACTGCCTTTAAAATTCTAGGGTGCAAAAGAGAGTTTGCCGTTACAGAAACGCCTTTTACTTGTGCGTCTCTTAACGACATTGATTTAAGTTTAATCCAAATTGGTTGATACTGCCTCATATAGTTAGACACTGGCCACACCAAAAAATAAGACTGTGTGTTTTATGCTAGATCTTCTACTGGGAGTTGGGTAGTATGGCGCGTAGAAGTTACCATCCAGCGTCTAACTATATGAATACAGTTGAGCAGTTTTATTTCGTGCTCAGGAATACTACCTTCTGAGGAAATTACAGATTCTGTCCGATTGTCAAAAGATCGTCGGCGGCCAAATAAGAATCTGCGCGACGCACCAGAAGCTCCAGAATATCACTGAAGTTAGACGCATTGGCGGTTTCCGTATAGATAGCCAACTGCTCTTTCAGGCGCTTGATAACATCTTTTTGCGTCTTCCAAGGAGCGAACTTGCGAACATAAACTTCAGTTGCATTCTTGACAGCTTCAGGACTCTTTCCGGTCCGGCTAGGCATAACCGCACAATAATCTTCCACAAAAGCAGTCCACAATTCTTCTGGGAGAGAAGAACTGCGACGATCTTCTTTGGGCATATTTGCAATTGCAGCCCAGGACAGCTTAGGAAGATCCAGATTTTCCTGCGACAATTCCAGATTATTCGTAACCATCTCAGTTAGCACTGAGCGAACAACATCGTAGAAAGAGTCTCGCATCAACTCAAACTGTTTAACATCGCCTGATTCAAGAATCGAAATTACCCCTTTCAGTGTAGGAACAGGAGCCATAAGTTTAACACCTGGCCGCTGATTGCCCAGCTTGTCTTTCTTGAATCGGAAGTTAAACTCTTCCAATTTAAAGATAGTTTCCAGGGCTTCATTAACTGCAACAGGAGCAATAGTTTTATCAGTAGACATTCTAACTTCCTTTTAAGAATGCGGGAATACCGCGAAGTAAATCTAGAGAGTGCGGGAAAGTTTTATCTGGCACTTTCCCAACGCCAGTGAAAGTATGTTAGCACATAGGGATAGGATTGTCAAGCCCTGCCTGAGATGAATATAACGTACTTAAAGTAAACTGAGAAAGTAGTTTTTAGTTATCTTCACATCTCAGCTAAATAATTTAATGCTTCTTTTTCTGATTTGAAATATCCTGAATCCCGTGATCCAGGCTCATTACACTGTGTAATTGGATCAGTGTATGTTCTGCCTATATACCAACCTGATTTACTCTTTAAGGCTTTCAAGGCAGAGAAGTTTTTTTGTTGATCTAATTCTTCTGCTTCTAATCCTTTTGCATTTAATACAGATTGTTTACCAGTTAAAAAACTCATGATTAAGATATCCTTTCTGAGTCCATTTCTTCTTTCTTGCCTTTGAACCACTCTGCCTTTTCGGCTAAGGTATTTCCCTTAACTTTTTGTGATTTAATTCCTTTTGAGAATGTATCCGGTTCACATATGACATACAATTCTTCGCGCGCCCGCGTCACTGCTGTATAAAGAAGCTCTCTTTGAATCATCTTTGAGTGTGAATGATGAAGAGCTAAGAATACTTTTCTCCACTCAGATCCTTGTGATTTATGTACTGTGAGAGAATACCCTAAAAGAAGAGAATTTACATCTCCAGCAGACTCAATCGTAATTTCTCTGTCTGAATCTCTCATTAAAAGCTTTATTCTGTGAGAGCATTTCTTAACTCGCTCTTCACTTGAATCTGCCATAGCCGTTTGACTTAGGATAAAATCTACGTGCTCATCTGAGCTTTCTGCTAATTCTTGTTCGTGTTTTACAGGATCATGTCCCCAATAATCTAGAGTTGTTGATCCAGGAATAGGTTGCGTTCCTGAATACACGGGATTCTTTTGAATATCAAGTACTGTTGCATCTTCTTTGTCATATAGAACTTTGTCTCCCACAGAAAGATATACCCTAACAAAGCCCGCGATAATTTGATATGTCATAGCCTCTCTCTTTCGAGCCAGGTGATTAGCTATGATTTTATTTAATTCCTCTGTTCCACAATTCACATTGAATGGAATAAGAATAATGTCCTCTTCAGGATCATATATTCCTTCTGTTTCAAAAGCTTTAAATACAGATCCTAGAGTTAATACAGCATCTAGGCCATCAATCTTTTTCTTCCAAGGCCGAATTTTTAGCTTTCCTGGAATATCCCAGGCAGGATATTCTGTGGCTTCCAGTGGAATTCCAGACAGAATTCTATGTGCCAAAGCTATAATTGGACTCTCCAACGCTTGGCGATAGACTTCAGTTAATTCAACAACTGGAAGCTCTAGAATCTTAAATCCTAGAATAGCAGGGCCAAACACTGGCGGCAGTTGTTGAATATCTCCAAGATAGATAATCTGAGGAGCATGTGGACAGGCATTGATAACTTGTTCGTGTAAGTCTGTTCCTAGCATTGAACTTTCTTCAAAAATTATAGTGTGAATAGAAGATGGAAGCGTATTTAGACCATTTCTAGTTGGCTCAAACCTCATCGTTAATTTTGTTTCTCCAGTCTCTTTATTCTCTGCTTCGTAGTATACAGGCTGATACTCTAGCAATTTGTGGATAGAGAGACAGTTACCTTGAAGCTCGAGGGGCATGTTTCTACGAATATTTGCCACTGATCTGCGAGTATAAGCACAGATGACAATTCCTGGAGTTCCAGACTGTAAGTATTTATGTCCATCTGAGTGCAATATTCCAGCTTTGCCAGATTGAACAAGATCTTGGACAACTGCTTTTTGGCAAGTTGTTTTACCTGTACCAGCAGCGCCAATAAGCACGCACGATTTACCTGATCCAGCGATAGCGATAAATTCAAGCTGTTTTGAGTTAAGCTGGATTGAATTTCCGTACTTGTCTGTGATGATTGAGGGATCATAAATAATCTCGCTTGAAGTTTCGATTTCAGGGCTGCCACTAATTTCTATTGCCTGCACTACTGGATTTTTAGCTGCTCTCATATTGTTTAAAACTGCGCGAAGTCTAGCGCGCTCAGAATCTGAAATTGCCATGATTGATTTTCCTGTTAAGTTCCGGGTTTAAACTTTTGTGCCATGTCCCATCTCAGTTTAGCCCTGAGAAATTCAAACTTGGTTGCATACTGTTCTTGTTTAGGTCTTTCTTCAGGAGCAGAATCAACTAACGCTTTCAGATTAGCTGCCTCTGCCGTAGAAGATTCTTCTAAGATAGCGTAAGTAGATTTTAAGTCATCGCTTCCTATTCCCAAGAAGTTATTTTGCTTTTCGCTTGCCGATCTAAGAACTTTGAATAGTGTGCTTGAATATATTGATCCGTATGGAATATGATCTTCGCAATGGTCTAACAGTTCCTTCAAATCCTTAGCTGGAATAGAATAAAGATATTCGTTCCTGGTCGATTTATGAATGATTGATTTCCAGTATTCTCCCAAAGGAATTGGGAGTCCAGAAACAGGTGATTTCATCAAGAAAGAAGGAAAGTTTCCAGCAGTTGCGGCCCAATCTGCTAACTGTCCCGCGTATTCTGAAACAGCTTTGTGAGGATTTTTAATCATCCTTTGCAAAGCTGCTTCTCTTTTAATTAGTTTGGATGAATCATGAGCTGATTTATATCCATCCAAGAAGTCTTGATATGAATCATTCCAGCACTCAATCCAATGAAACACATTTTCTAGGTTTCGTGTATCCGAGGAAATTACAAACGTGGGAAACACCACAGCAGGATTAACAACTGTGTTAATTTTGATTACTGTGCGAACCAGAAATTCCATGTTGTTTGCCACAATGGCATCAGTTTTATCTGTGCGAAAGACAGGAACTCTAAATTCCACTTGCTCAGAGGAATACAACAAAGAAAGAAATAATAAATAAGAATCTGTATTTGTTAGCTCAGATGCTCCCCACTTTTTAGTGTAAGAGAGCAGGCGCTTTTGGGGTAAATTAAATACAGGATGATATGCTTCTTTGGAATAGAAAGTCCCTGGAAAGTGGGAGCATTCAAACTCTATTCCAGAAAGAGAACACAGAATTTTCATCAGATATATCTCCTAATGTGGTCCCAGAAGCGGGAATCGAACCCGCAAAGATTTCTCCGGCGGATTTTAAGTCCGCTGTGTTTACCTATTTCACCATTCTGGGAAAGTTGCAAAAAAATCTGTTTTACTTTTGAGAAGAATTCAGAAAAAGAGCAACGGCTTGTTTTACAATCTCATCGCTCCATTTTCCTTTTAACTGCTCTGCTATCCAGTGGATAGTTCTAAACTGATTTTCTTCTAGGAAGAAATAACATTCTACTGCCTGAATTTCAGGGTGCTCTATAAGGCTCTCCCTGAAATTGTAGTCCGGAGATGTTTCTATCATTTTAAGTCCTATTTTTTACTTGAGAGTTTTCGTATTCAGCTTCTTCTTCAGTTGTCATTAAATCATTTACATAACGATAATTATATACACGACTTAATTCATGGACTGTACAAAGACTAGCATTAGCTTCCCATTTCACGTATATGTTATAATCAGAAGCTGAATTAATAATTTCTGAGACTAATGGCGGATCTAATTCCAGTTTCTGAGCTAATGTGGGCCTAGGAGACCCGTTATAATTCTCTTTCCTCAATCCATGCTCTATATCAAGAATAAATTTGTCTATATATCTTAATAAAAGAATAGTTGAGGGGCGGCTATTTAGCTTTACACTATCTGAAATACATTTTAAATCAGATAGTGTGAAATATGGTCGATATTTCATGGTATTTATTCTTTTGCTTCCAGTTCTTTAGCAGCAATTGCAGCCTTAACAGCAGCAACAGCAGTTTTAACAGCAACATCATTAGCAGCAACCGCAGTTCTAGCAGCCTCAACAGCGGTTCTAGCATTAGCAACCGCAGCATTAGCATTAGTAACCGCAGCCTTAGCAGTAGCAACCGCAGCCTTAGCAGCCTCAACATTTTTATCGTAAATACTTTTATCCACTTATGTTCTCCAAAAGTTGATGTAATTTCGGGGATACTCTGGATTATAAATCCATTATTGTATCCACATAGACTGTTCTAGCTGATCTATGTGGATACTAAA